CTTCTTCTTCGTCAATATCTTCTTCATCTTCATCAAAATCTTCGTCATCTAAATCTTCTTCCCAATCTTGACTATCTTCTTCTTGATTTTCTTTTAATTCTGCTAATAAGTCTTTTACTTCTTCACAAAGCATAGACTCTTTATCGTGCATTTTTTCTATTTGGTCTATTTTCTTTTCTATTCTATTTATAATTTTAGTTGTCATATTATCTCCTATGGTGTTCCAGCTTGATACTCATACATACATCTAATAGTCATTCTTATTCCACCAACAGGAAATAAGCTACCCTCGTCAGTCTCTACTTGTACGACTTCAGTATCAAGTGCGTTGCTATTTCTTGTAATATCAGTTTCTAATGCAGTTTCAATAGCAGTAATTAGTTCATTTCTTTTAGTATCTATATTAGCTTCTGCACCTTTAACGAATCCTAATACTACAAAATCAATCGTACCATGTCTTGTTTTAGCACCACTTCCTAATTCCGAATCATCTCTGTTTTCTTCAGATGTTTGTATTATGACTGCTGGATATTGTTGCTCTGATAATTCATCTAAAATAAATGGTTGTCTTGTAGCTTTTTTAATTGCTGGACTTGTGATCCCAGAAATTGTTGATAATAAATTACTCGCTATATTTTCTCTTACACTCATATTCTAAACTTTCTTAATTCTTTTTCTACAAATCGGTTGAATGATTTACTTATAATCTTTTCTGTTCTATTGTTAAAGCCAAAAAATTCTCTTTTAGGGTCATTCAATACTTGATTAAATAATGCTCTTTGTAGCATTTGTGCATTACTAAAACCTAATGATACTTTGTGTTTTCCTGTTTTTTTACTTGTTAAACTTCCTAACATTCTTCCAGAATAAAATAAATCTACTTTAGTTGATTTACCCTCTTTGTTAAGTTTTCTTAAATAACCTTGTGAGTAAGGTGCAAATGCACCATCTTTAAAATTAATACCTTTTTTAGTTTTAGTTCTAATAATATCTATTAATTGAAACCCAGCTTGTTTAACACCTTTGTCAATTATTCTAGGTAATACAGATTGAAATTTTTTAAATTTTTTAGATACTTGTTTTGAATTAGATTTAATCTTTAAATCAACAGCCATTATCTAGTCAATCTTCTAAATCCATGTAAAGGCTCTCTCTCATTAGATACAATAGTTCCTGAAGAATCAACATCATATTCTACACCATCTTCTAATATCATTCTCCATTCGATATTGTATTGGCTCATGTAATATTCTGCCATTCTTTCAAATCTGTCTTTTTCTGTTTCTGGTCTAAATTTACTTAATGCTGGTAAAAAGAATCTTCCAAGAAATAAATAAACACCAGCACGTTCAAACTGATCTAAATTCACTTTTGTATTAACCATTTCAGCAGTATTAAGAACTGTAATATCTGTAAATATATTTGTTTTATATACAGGCCACCACTCTATTCTTAATTGTCTAAAAATATCGTTAGTAGTTTGTGCAAAGAAATTAACTGCTTCTGTATCAGTTGAAGCAATACCAAAATCAAAAGCATCTGGTTGATACTTTGTGACATCACTAGCAGTTATTACATCAGCACCTGTATAATTAGCCATAACTTACTTCCAAATTAAATAAGCAATTATTAAAATCAAAGGAATAGAATACATTGGATTATTGATAGCTTTTCTCCAAATCCATTTACTCCATTTTCTTGCTTGTTTAAGAATCCACTCGTTCATTTTTTTTCTTCCTCGTTTTTCTTTTTTTAGGTTTTAAAGGTATAATATTTTCTTCTTTAACCTCTTTAACTTCTTTTACAACATCTTGTTCAGGTTTAAAACCTCTAAAATCATACATCACTTTGTTAGTTTCATAATCTAATTGACTTCTAGTGATTGTTTTGTTTCCTCTTTTAAGAGTAATCATTTTTTCATTTGATAATACTAATTTTACCATTTTATTCTCCTATATTAGATGTAAGGGGGATTTCTCCCCCTCACAAAGTATCCTATTATTGGATAGATGAATCGTAGTGTAATTCAACACCATAAGAGTCATGGATTTCGCCCACACCATAAACTGATGTAGCAACGATTTCGTCTGCTCTTAAACTCGCATCTCTTTGAGTTTCGATTTTAACGTCTTGCATCATAGCGATTGCTAATGCGTCTTTGTGCATAGCACCACCTTTGTAGTCTCCAGCAGTACCAGTATTAGCCATATTTGAAGTTTCAAATATTGGCATACCAGCTAAAGTTCCAACAAAACCAGCTCTTAATGCTTCGTTAGATTTCTCTGTGTCAAGACCAGCAAAAGTGTTAGTTAAGCCAGATTTTAGATCGTAAGCGATTTTAGGGTGTAATACAACTGCACACTCACTAGCTGGTAATGAATTTGCTCTTAAAGTAGATAGAGCATTAAATATTACAGCTGGAGAAATAGCACCTGTACCATCTCCTAATGTAGTTGAAAAGCCATCGAACAATGCAATTAAGTCTGCATCTTGTTTTCTAGCTAATGCTTCCCCAAATAATTTACCAATATCTGCCGCAACATTTCTTGGTGCAGAGTTTCTTGCTAAATCAGTTAGAGTAGTCATAACACCAACTTCAGAAGCAGTAATAGTCACTGAACTTGGGTCAATCGCTGTGTTAGATAAGTCAGTTGCTTCAGCAACAGCTGCTGCACTTACTTGTGCATAAACTGGTACTTCAACTGCTTTACCACCACCAGAGATCGCATAGTTTTTAACTAGATTTCTCATGATGGATTTTTCAGAAGCTACAAATTGTGCTTCTGCAACTATCTCTGTGTATAGTTCCGATAGTGTAGAACTTGTACTTTCATTTGCCATTTTTATTACCTATAAAAGTTATTTGTTTAAGTTAATCTCAACAGCCCCTGAATCTCGTTTTTTCCTATATTCTGCATAGGCTTTACGATCTTCTGGTTTTGTTAAGTCCAAGTCCTGTAAGTTAAAGGGTTTAACAGTTTTGCCGCCAATAGCACTCTGGCTTCCTGAACCAGACAAAGACCCTTGTCGGAAATGTGGGTTGCTATCTAGGAACTCTTTTACTCGATCTTCGATTGTCAAAAGTTCTCCTTTTGAGTTATATCGTACATTAGAATTATTATCAACTATTTCTATACGACCATCATCAGTATATCTAACTTCATCTTTTAAAAGAGAAACTACTTGTTGTGCGTTAATAGATTTTTCTCTATTAGCGATAGATAGTATTGAATTATCTACTTTTTCTTTCTTGATTTGATTTTTATAGTTAAGCAATTCTTTTTCTTTTTCAGATAATCTTTCTTGCATTATCTTTTCCAAGTCTTGCTTTGTTTTAGCTTCTTCTAATTGTTTTTGTTTTAGAATTTCAGCTTTTTGCTTTTCTTCTTCTTGAAGTTTTTTTTCGTATTTTCTTTGTTCTGCTTCAAGTCTTGATTTGATTATGTTGTCTAATTGTTCTTGTGTAAAAGTTTGTTGTTTAGGTGTTTCTACTTTTACTTCTTCTTTTGGTGTTTCAGTTTGTTGCGTTTCAGGTGCAACTACCTTTGTTTCTTCGGACATTGTTTTCTCCTATTATATTATTAGTTCGCCTTTGCTGTCATACCAATCAGGATTGACATAAGACCATTGATGACGACAATTATAACCACCACGAACAACTAAAGGGTCGCCAGATTTTTTACCTGACCAACTTCTACTTGCCCACAGCTTTCTGACTTCATCAACTGTGAAAAGTCCACTTTTCCTCTTGTTATATACACCACTAATCATATTTCTGCAAATCTCCCTAGTAGTAGGAATAACATCTCCATAGTATTTAACATAAGTTAGACCAGCATCTTGTGACTTATTAAAGTTTAATGTTGCATCAAAATCACGCAGAGAATCGTTTAATATTTGACCAGCATATCTTTTCATATTCTCTCCAGCCCTATCTCTTGCAAATTTAGATTGTAATGTTTGTATTGATTTATCAACTTGTGCTTGTTTTGATTTATCAAACTTATTATCGTTTATGTAATTAACTAATCGTTGAATTTCTGGGTCATCTGAACTAGCATATATGCCATTTATTGTTTGTCTCAATTCTTTCTCTAATACTGCAAACTCACTTCCAACTAATGTATTCTGATAAACCTTTTCTGATAATTTTCTTGTAAAAGTATTAGATACATCTTTAAACTGCGTGAAATATTGTTGTTTGAGATTTTGTACTAAAGCTAGATCGCCTTTTGTTAATTCTTGAAACTCTACTGGTATATTACCTATTCTCTTAAATGCTTTTTCAATTCTTTTAGCTTGTTTATTAAAACCCTCTCTTACAACATCATCTGACCATTTAAGATATTCTTTTTCTAAAATAAATTTAATTCTTGGTCTAATAGCAATAGCCGATTGAAGTTCTATTAACTTACCATCTGTTAAAGGTAATCGACTTGCAAGAGATACTACTTCTCTTTCTATTCTATCTAATGTTGCTATTAATGATTTGTAATACTCGGCTTCAGCAAGTTCTATTTGCTTGATTCGATAAAAGGTTGCGTCTTTGACTATATCTGCCATTTTGTTCTAATTATGTTCTATTTTACTGTCCAAAAGTCTAGTGTTTATTGGACAATATATTATTTGACCTTTATATCAATATTTTATAAATTTTATATATAAAAACTAATGGAAAGAGAGAGCCAATGTTAAAACAAAACTACCCTAATGGATACCACATTTCAAAAGGTGCTGATGATATTTATTGGATTTTGAATGAGGGAGAAGATTATAAAGGTAAATTATCAACTGATCTAAATAAAGCTAAAGCTAAAGCTGAAGAAAAAATAGGTTATGTTCCTGATGTTGTAATCTGGCATAGAAGAAGTTGGGAAAAATTTACCCTTGTTAAAACCCCTGTTTATTTAGAGCAACACGTATTAGATTATTTTTCAAATATAGAAAAATTAGAAACTGCTAAAAAAATTAAAGAAGCAAAAGATAAATATTCTTATGTTGGAGATGTAGGAGATATTTTAGATTTAGAACTTACAATAACTAAAATATTTGGTTTTGATAGTAATTATGGTTATTGTTTAGCACACAAATTTAAAGATGCAGATAATAATAGTTTAATTTATTTTGGTAATTCAAAACAATTATGTAATAATTATGATTCTAAATTTAAAGAGGGAGATAAAATTACTATTACAGCAGAAATTAAAAGACATACTAAAGATCAAAGAGATTTTGTTTTTGATAATGGTTTTGACCAAGTTATGAAACCTTTAACTGTTTTATCTAAACCTAAATTAATTAAATAGTTTCTTCTTCTACTTCTTGATCTTCTTGTGCTGGTTCGTCTTGTGTAAATTGACCAACTTCTGATGCTTGGTCTATCTCCTCAAAGATTTCATTTAATTTTTGATCATCATCAATAACTGCTCTAGCAATTTCTTTATCAACTTCTTTACTAAATGTTGATGAGCCAATGTTTAATGATTTAGCTTGTTGGAAATAAACTAGATCAGCAGCATAATCTCTTATGTTAAATGAATCAGGATAGTTTATCTCGCCATCAAATGTAGAATTTTGAAATATTGCGTATAGTTTAAATAATTGTTCTTCTGCTATTTGTAAGTTATCAGCTTTTTCTGATAATCTAGCATTTAATAATTCAAATTCTGTTTGTAGTGCTACACCAGATGTTATTCCTGTCTTTTGTGTTCTTACTGCTCCTGTATGTGCAATTCTATTTATTGAATCTACTTTGTTGTTAATAGACTCCATAATAGCTTGTAAGTTTTGACCAGATGGTTGTAGTAAATATGGTTTTAAGTTTGGTTCTAATTCATCAGGCATTTCTATAACTGCACCAGCACCAGCACTTGCATTTACACTTGGAGTTTTTACTAATGATGGGTGGTTAGTTAATCTGATTAATTGTTCCATTTCAGAATATTCGTTGTAGATAGATTTCTGTAAATCTGCGATGTCTGTTAAATCTGATTGGCCAATTCCTCTTTTGTGAGATTTAGAATTGTACAAAATAACTGCTGGTATTTTGCCAATCATATTAGGTACAGTATCTATCAATGATGGTTCTTCTCTTTCTGCCATATACAAAGTATCTATTCTATCAGGATACCAAATACGCATATATGTTCCACCTTGTTTATCAACTTCTTCTCTTACCTTTAGATAATTTAATTCGTACTTACCATTTACTTGTCTTTCATAATTCCAGTCTAAAACATTTTCTGGTGTGACGATTGATAAGTATGGTCTAATGTCTTGTTCTAATTCTTGTGCTTGTGTTTCTGTATTAATATTAGGTTTATCTAAAATCATAAAACAATGACCATAGATTGATGCGTAATTTTGAGCCTGTTTAATTACAGAGTTTAAATTATTACCCTCTAAATCAGCATCTTTTAAAAATGATTGTAAAGATGGTTCATCTTGCATAGAACCAAAATCTCTACTTGGTCTAACTCTAAATAAAAATGATGAATAAATTTGAATAATGTTTTTACAATGATTATCGCAAGGAGTGTTTGCAAGTCTTTGATTAAATTCGTTATCTAATTCTAAATTATATCTGTTAAGATATTGACCAATCATATAGTCATAGCCACCATTATATGATCTAATATAATATTCCCAATTATTAACTGTTTCTGAATAATCTTTATGTGTTGTTAATGCTTGATCTCTAGTGTATGCCATAAATTACTTCATTGTCCATCTTGTTGGAGAAGAAAAATTAGCCTGTGTAGTTAATGGTTTTAAATAATCAATCATATATCCGAGAGCATCGTTCATATGGTCGAATCCATCTTCCTTATCAGGAATATTTGTATTCTCCTTGTATATTTGTCTTTGTAAACCTTTTATCAATGTTTTGCAAGATTGTGAAACAAAAATATGTCTTTCTCCTTTAGAATCTTTAAGCCTACTATTAACTGCATTGACTCTATCTCGTATCGCTGGGTGTTTATGTTTTACTTTAACTTTGAATCCAGCATTTTGAAGTATTGATAAATCTGTTCTACCACCAGCCGATGTTTTACGTTGTTTAGAAGCTGGGTCAGGATATATAAATATTTGCATTTTAGTTCCATATCTATCTCGTATTTCTTGCACCATTTCATCAGTATTTGAGCCATAAATAATAATTTCATCTACAAAATAAACTTTATCTTTTTCAATTTGTCCAACACAAGCAGACATTGGGTCTACGTTAAAGTCCATTCCTATATGTAAAGGTTTAGTCCAATCTATTTGTTTTTTAACTACATTATCAACTGGGTGGAAGTTGTAATAAACTGCACCAGCATAGTTTTCAAATGTACCCTCAAACTCTTGTCTAAATGTTCTAATATCTACGTCTTGTTTAGCTTGTTCTATTTCTTCAGGAGAAACCATACCACCCTCAATAGTAGTATATTGAAAAGACTCCCAATCATAATCTTGCTTTCCTTTTAAATACATTTCATAACTCCAATTACCATAACCTTTTGGAGTTCCACACATAAGCACATGGCCAAGTCTATCAGCTATTGATGCTCTTAATACTTCAAACCAAGTTCGTTTATCTATATCTGCAAATTCATCTAATATTAAAAAGTCTAATCCTGTACCTCTTAATGAGTCATAGTTATCTGCACCCTTTAATGATATTTGACTATTTGTTTTTCTAATAGTTATAGTCATTGTAGTTTCGTTAATATCCTCAATCCAATTAAATAGATTAAGCATCTCTTTTAGAGTTCCCCAGACAATCTCTTTAGCCATCTTAAATGTGGGTGCTACATACCAGATTTTACGATTAGGTTGAGATGCGTATTTCATCATCTCTGTCACTGCTAAATAAGTTTTACCAAATCTACGACCACTGATTAATATTCTAAATCTGGCTTTAGATTGACTAACTTTAAGTTGGGGTTTTGTTAATGTTATTTTCACTTAAACACCAATATTTAACGATATATTTTTGTTCGTCAAATTCTTTAGGTGCTTTCTGAACTAATTGTATTGTTTTCTCTGCACCTCTTGATACACATTCTGAATAAGTAGTTAATTCTCTATTTGTTAAAGGTGGATAGCAAAAGTTATTAACTAGAGAGCATAATTGATATAGTAGGATATATTCCATTTATTTTTTCCTTTTCATTTTTCGGTACATTTGGACTTTCCAAGACCAGTGAAATATTGATCTTGCAATCTTCCCTACCTTTTCTACTATCCAATAAATCATTTTTAATACTCATAAATTATTTTAAAATTAATTTCTTAATACTCTTACTCCCATCAATATTTGACTCTAATTCTGCCATTGATTTTATACAAGAATATTGAACATTGTCTTGATAAATTCTTTCAGCTTTTCTTTTACCTCTTAAACAAGTGGCCATATCAGGTTGAATACGATGTTCTTTAATCTCGTTATTTACAATCATTAATAATGCTATTACTTCAATCATTTAATGTCCATTTTTATATTTAATATCTCTGTTTGCATCTTTTAATTTTTCTACATCATTTAAAAGTTTTTCTACTTGTTTTTGTAAAAATTCAATATTAACTTTGTTGTGCATACCAGCTTCTTGTTGTATTTGTAGTTTTTCAACTTGTTTATATAAATCTTCAATAAGCATAAATTGTTCACTATCTGCTGGTAAAGAACCTAATTGTCCTCTTGGCCATTTAATTCTAAAGTCTGTGTTTTCTGTTAAGTCTTTTTCCATAAGTTCTAATCTTGTTGATATTTTATTTTGCGTTTCAATTACTCCAAAATATGCCCAAGTGCCGATAGCAACCATGCTTAATAGAGATAAAACTGTCTTAAATGGCATTTGCACTTTAGCTTCTTCTGATATGTTTATTGGTTTATTCGCCATTAAATAAATCCTCTGGTGCAGTTTGTTTTTTCTTTTTCTTCTTTGGTTTTATTGTGAACATATCATCTACCCAAGCACACCACTTGTCTAGTGTTCCAAATATTAAATAACAAAATTTATCTATCATATTTTAAACCCTTTTTGCCATGATCTAACTGCCCAATACACAGGAGTTGTATTTAACTGTTTTCCTGATCTTTTAGCTTTGTTTAGAATTGGTCTAAATCTCGACATAAACGATCTTTTTATAGA